AGATTTCCAGAAATTAATGCAGTTGCTGCTTATGGTGGAGAAGAATTAGATCCTCCACAGTTTGGAAAAGTTGCGGTGGCCGTATATTTAAGAGATGGTGACGAATTGATTTCAGCATCTTTGGCAAATAGATATGTTGAGTATCTCAGGGACAAAACTCCTCTAACAATTGAACCTATCTTTATTCAAACATCGTTCGTATATGCTTGTGTTACAGCAAAAATTTATTACAGTAAAAGACTTACTACATTATCACCAGGTGATCTTGAACAATTGGTTAGAGCAAAAATACAAGCTCATTCTGCAGCTAATTTAGCAGATTTTGGCAAAAAATTAAGAATGTCAGGTTTATCTACAGAAGTGGATGCAGTAGACAACGGCATACAAAGTGTTAATATTACTGCTGTGCCTCTTATAGATTGGTCGCCTGATCTTGGTATTGCATCTACCGTCGTGTTTAGATTCCAATCAGAATTAGTAAAACCATATCCATACACACAAGATACGGGATTTACAGATTACAAACCTGCTGTAAAATCTAGTGTTTTCAATATTACCGGTGGTGTGCCGGTTTATATACAAGACGATGGCTTGGGAAATATCATGGTTATTTCTGACAGTCCAAGTGACCCACAGGTTTTGAATCCTAAAGTTGGTACTGTTAGTTATACGACAGGTGAGGTAAAACTTACCAAGTTTGCTGTCGAATCATTTACTGGATCAGCAATTAAAATTGAGGTAAATACTGTTCGCAGAGACATTACAGCACCTACTGGTAGAATTTTCTTAATCAGAGATGAAGATGTACATGTTGAAATATTTGCAGAAGAAGAATTAAACAAGACTGCTTCCTCGCAATCCGTGGCCACCGCAGGTGGTATTGTGATTACAACCGTATAAAGTAAGGCATTACAAGCAATGGACATCCAAAAGAAAATTGCGTTTTTCATAGAAAAACAATTCCCCGCGGTTTATCGGGAATACGGTTCTGAGCTTGTAACTTTAGTAGAAGAATATTATAGATTCCTCGAAGATTCTCCAAATCAAAGCCATTATAACAACCGTAGATTATTTGAATATAAAGATATAAGTACTACACTCAATAGTATGCTAATTTTTTATAAAAACAAATATTTAAAAGATTTACCGCTTGATGAGTCAAATGTAAAATTTCTAGTAAAGAATATTTTAGACCTTTATAGAAGAAAAGGTACTCCCGAAGGTATCATTTTATTTTTTAGATTGTTCTTTCAAGAAGATGTAGAAATATATTATCCTGCACAGCAGATACTAAAACCTTCCTCCTCAACTTGGCAAACCGGTACGTTCCTTCAAATGGAATACAATAATAATGTATTTACGGATATTGATGGAAATACATTTTCCTATGTTGACTTGCCAGGCAGAAATATAAAAGGCTCATTGAGCGGAGCAAGAGCTGCTGTTAGCAATGTAAATCTTATGATAATTAATGGTGTTAAAGTTGCTATACTTTATATTGATTCCGTTAGAGGTAAGTTTATTAGATATGATGATGTTACAGCAAAAATTGGCTCAAATATAGTTAATTTTGGTCGTATATCAGGTTCATTGAGTGGTTTCAATGTAAATGAGACCGGAGGCCGAACAGGAAATAAAAAGGGAGATATTTTTGATGTCGTGTCTGGTACGGGAACGTCAGGACGGGCACTTGTAACCGCAGTTTCGGATAACCCGACTGGAGAAGTTTCTTATAATGTGACTGATGGCGGTTGGGGCTATACAGTTGAAAATACCGTACTTGAGGTTTCAAATCAATCTATAATACTCGAAAACTCTGAACGAGTTTTTATTATAGGCGAGACAATATCAGATACCTTAGGGAATACTGGAAAGGTAGTTGGCCAAAATGACGGCTCCGTAGGTATCTTAATGGACGGTTCCGATGAGTTTATATTTGGTAGAAACCATTTTGCAACAGACCGACCTGGATTGCCAAGCCCTAGAATTGAAAATTTAGGAACCAGCTTTTCTGAAGTTACCAGCATACCAGACCGTAACGATACCTCTCCTGGGGATATGTTTGCTGATACTGGGTTATCAACTGACGTTAAGGTTTCCTCGCTCAATTTTATAGAAACAGTACAATTAATCACAGACACAATTTCCCCACACCTTGCTACTGTACTTAACATAGCAGATTGGGAAGCTAATGCTCCTTTTAGTGGGACCGCAAGTCCAGTTAGTCTAGCAACCGTAATATCAGATGCCTTTGATCTTACACCATTTCAAGTTGGTAGTATCAATTCATTCTCAAATCTTGATCCTGGCACTGGATATGTAAATGATGTATTTGCCCTGGCAAAAGATCCAACAATGATTAATTTTGACAGATATAATCAGATACTTAAAATTGATCCACCAGCAGCTGCATCCATTGTTAGTGTAGGTGAGCTTATTACCGAAACAGTACCAAGTACGAGCTATTTTGGTAGGGTTGTAAGTACTGATTCTACAGCAGGTACTATTACAATAACTCCATATGTTTATTATGGATTTTCTTCTACCGAAATTACAACTTCAGCAGGAGAAAAACTTGTTGTTACCGGAATTTCTACCGATTATACATCCAAAAAAGTCGGAAGTAATGCAACTGTAAATGCAGATACAGATTTTGCAACAGGAAGAGTAGAATCAGTATCAATATATAATTCTGGCTTTGGTTATCAACACCTAGCAGATGCCTCTCTCGTAAACGATGACGGTATTACGATAGCAAGAGGTCAAATTAATGTTGATTCGCAGGGTGTAACATCAGGTTATTGGGCAGACTTTACTTCTCACTTAAACGGCTATCAAGTAAATAGTACCACACCAACACAATTGATCTTACCAAACAGTAATTTTTCTACTGCAATCTTGTCAATATCTGTTGGAACTGACCCTACAACTCAAGTTGCTAGTCTTGATCCACTATTCGAGACGTGGGTGCAGACTATTGCATCCGACGGATTTCCGATGTATGATTTGGAAAAAGACGGTCGACAAATAAATGCCTATGATGCATCACGATGGGAATTATTAGCTCAAAACAGTGCTTCAGCTGGAATTGTAAATAGATGGAATAACATAATAGTTCCTTCTTTAAAATCACAGCCTTGGTATTCTAGCCAGCAAGGAGTCATTTGGACAAACTCAGACATAGTAAATGTCTACGACCAAAAATACTATGACTCTGGTATGAAAGTACAGGACAGTGACTATTACCAGGAATACTCATATGAAATTAAAAGTACTATACCACAATCACAGTATGAAACAGTTTTAAAAGAAAATGTTCATCTTGCAGGTTCAAAACAATTTAGTCAATTTTACTTTAGATACAAAAACGATAGCACATTAGAGCAAGATTTTATAAGGGTATTTAATGATGACGGTAAAGGCACACCACTTGATCAAGCAATACTTAACAATCTATCAATGGACGCAACAAATTTATCGGTAGACTCTACCGAGGTCAGAGCGGATAATGTTCCAACCATCTGATGCAACAAAATGAAATAAATATATAATTAAGGAATTTAATTAGAGGGCGACATGGCAAAACAAACTGTAAACATCGGGGCGCTACCAAATGATGGTACCGGCGATACATTGCGCGATGCAATGGATAAACTCAATGACAATATGAACGAAATTTACTCTGCAATCGGTGATGGTACTGAGACATTAAATATAGTAAATAATAATGGTGAACTTGATGTTTCTGGTGAGGCAAATAAAATATCATTCTTGTATGATACTCTTGCAGATTTGCCGAATGCAACTACATACCATGGCGCCCTTGCTCATGTTCATACGGAAGGTACGGTCTTTTTTGCTCACGGCGGCTTGTGGCATAAGCTTCTAGCTGATACTTCAAATACGAGCATATCAATAGCAAATTATTCTTCACCTCTTGCTACTGTTGCATATACAGGATTGGCGTCAGATTTAACAGGCGGTGGTGGTGCTAGCGGCACAGCAAATACATTCAGTACAATTGCCGTTGCTTCACAGACCAGTCTTACTGCCGATGCAGCCGATACGGTTGAATTTGTTGCTGGTACAAATATGACAATTGCAACAGATGCAAGTACAAATAAAATAACATTCAATTCGACTGGTAGCGGTGGCGGAGGATCTTCTACATTTTCTGGTCTTACTGAAACCGCATTGGCTGACCTCGATGTAAATGACATTGCTGGTCAAGCATCTGTTACTCTTAACGTATCAGCATTAGGTACATCTGCATATAGGTTCGACACAACCGGCTCAACAGACAATCCTACCATTTACGCAAGAGCAGGCACGACAATTGCTTTTGATCTTACGACTGCAACTGGTCACCCATTTAATATTGAAACGGCTGCTGGTCAAATAGTTGGTGAGGGTCTTACACATTATTCACCTACAGGCGCAAAAACATCTGCGGCCTCTGCACAGGGAAAAGATTCTGGCACCCTTTATTGGAAAATACCTGCTGGTTTTTCTGGGACATACAAATATCAATGTGCCAGCCACTCACCTATGGTTGGGGATATAGAAATTGAGGCTGCAGCTGGCGGTGGTTCAGGATTACAAACAAGAACAACAAAAACAACCACAGTATCTAATATGGCCGATGGGGCAACATCTTCCATTGCAATTGATGGGTTTAAAGGCTATGGATTATACTCTATCCAAACAACACAGGCTTCCTGGATCCGACTTTACATATCAACTGCTGCTCGTACTGCCGATTTGGCTAGTGGAAGAACAGAACTTACAGATCCCCTGCCAGATGCCGGTGTGGTTGCTGAAATTATAACCACTGGTGCAGAAACTGTTAACTTTGGCCCTGCAGTTCTAGGTTATGTTGATAGTGGAACTATTATTTCTGCTGCCGTAACAAATAAATCTGGTGGTACTGCTACTGTTGTCGTAACACTTACCTTGCTCCAACTGGAGGGATAAAATAATGTCGGAACTCCAAGAATGGGTAATAACATTACATCGTAAGGAAGATTTAGAATCTTTCTATGATGATATGGAAACACCAGGGGGTAATTTATACATTCCGAACAGATCCGTAGAAGTTGCAAATAAAAGACCGATTAGCCGTAATACACATTATATTTTGGATGACGATGAAGCAACAATGGTTTTGAATGACACAAGAGTATGGGATGTCGTAACACTTGCAGAATTAGAAGAACACACACCTGAGCCGTGCGGCTGGTCAATTGATAATGGCACTTTCTCAAAATCTGGTATTGCGAATGGCACTCATATTAATTGGGGACTTTTGAGACATACAGAGCGACAAACAAGGGCCGGATGGAGTTCAGGCAACTCAGCTACAGAAGACATAGTATCCACATCATCTGGTAAAAATGTTGATGTTTTGATTGTTGATGGCCATATAGAACCATCACACCCAGAGATGGCACACCCAGATTCAGTTTCAGATTATGTTGACACGGCTCTAGCAAATAATAGTTCAAACGGTGCAGTATTTGATAGACAAATAACAGCTCGTGGTTTAAAAATGGTTGTTGCAGGTGCGGTTGGCGGTCAGTCCGCAGTACCCGATGCGTGGGCAGAAAAAACTGCTAAAATGGTAACATTGCTAATTGATCCAACATACCCTCTTATTAATACAGATTATCAAATTAATCTAATTAAAACATTACAAGGCGACACAGGAACTGTACACGCAGGGTTACCTGCCGTTCAAAGAATTGCATACGGTGCTGGTTCTGAGTATAGTCCAAACTTTTTGACAGATGTAGGTGCGGCACAGTATGCCGGTTATGTTAACTTTTTAGATAGTCATGTTCATAACGATATGGTTTGGTACGCTAACATTTCTGGACCAAGCCCATCAGTTGGTGATAGAGACATTGAAGAACTTGTAGAACATCTCATGCACACAATACATTTGTTTGGTGTTATGGGTGCGGTACCGGGATCTGAAACAGCCGTGAATTGGTTAGCAACTAATAATGTTAATTGGCAAACAACAGAATTGCACCTTGCCATGAAAGAAGCTATTGATGGCGGATTTTTTGACCCGTCTGGTTACGCTTCTGATTGGGCAACAGTGGACGAGGCAGCTGAGGTAGCTTATAAAGAATATATGTATTTAGTTAACTGGTCAATGTGGGATATGAGTACTTTTTGGGATGGCGGAAGTCTTGCCCCAGAATGGTCTGACTCATTAAAAACTCCAGCTGGAATGTTAGCTAATAATCCGAAAGGGTATGCTCTATTCAAATCGTATTTTCAACCAGTATTAAGTAAACCAGACTTTGATGTTTTAAGAGATATTTTTAGAAACAATGATGCCGGTCCTTCATATTATACACCAGCATCAAACGGCGCTTCAAGAATAAAGCAGATAAATTGGTTTTCACACGGCGGTTCAGGAACTTATGATTATACTCCTTATATAAATGCTAGTAATCCAGTAGACGAAGGTTTGTCTTCTGACAACAATCACGGCGCACATTGCGCTGGAACAGTTGCCGGTAACACTCAAGGTTGGGCTAGAAACTCTGATATTTACAACATAAGTCCTTATAGTTCAAACCCTAATGGTAATATAAGTAGTCAAATGTGGGACTATATTAGGGAGTGGCATAATACGAAACGAATCAACCCAGCAACAGGTCGTAGAAACCCGACAGTATCAAATCACAGTTATGGTTCAGGTATAAATCTTTATCGTGATGCAATATCATACTCAAGCTATAAATTTCCTTATTCAATAACATATCGTGGAACTACAACTGCGGTCAATCAAGGTGATGAATTGACGGCAGCACAGTTAGAAGCTGCAGGCTTAAATGTACTTTCAGGAACTTTTAATGTCGGCGGAACCCCTACTGTACTAGAATATACAAGAATACCATATTATGATACGGCACGATTTGCAGATATACAAGATGCTATTGATGATGGTATCATTGTAGTTTATGCAGCTGGAAATGATAATAATAAAATAACAATAGCTTCAGATGTTGATTACAACAATCAGCTTACTCTAAGGTTGGCAAATCTTTTTGACCGAACCTATACATATATGAAAGGAAGTGCATCAGGTCAGGGCGTTGATAATTCTATAGTAGTTGGTGCGCTTGAGACAAATGATAGGCTAGGGAAGGCATATTTTAGCAATTACGGCAGTGCCGTTGACATATTTGCAGCTGGGATGACTATTCAAAGTTCATTGAATGACCGAACATTTACTAGTGCTTCAAGTATAGATGATCCTAGAGATTCTAATTATGATCAGGCCAAATACCAAGGAACAAGCATGGCTGCTCCTCAGGTAACAGGCATTCTTGCTTTAATGGCAGAGTCCTGGCAGGATATGTCCCAACAACAGGCAAACGATTGGCTAAAGGAAACAGCTGTCACAGGAAATATGTACGATTCGGGTACTCCACCTACTAGTTCTTATGCATTAGACGGTGCCAACGATGCAATTGCATATTGGGAAAATTTGAGACCAGACACAGGGGCCGCATATCCTTTTCAGAAAAAGGGTAGAAGAAAAGAAACAAGTATTACCTACCCAAGGCCCAAGATAAGGCACCGCGGTTAGGTATAAATAACAAATATTAGAACATTTAGAACAGCAGGATTCAAATGGCAGAAGTATTGACAACAGATTGGAAAATTGATACTACGAGATTATTTGTAGCAGATGTACTGGCAAGCCAATATTATGTATTTGCATCCGGCACAGTAAAAGAAGACTCTACAAATTCTATTCGTTCTACTACAAAATTTTTGGAACAAGTACAATTTGGTAAAAAGATTAACAACTCCGACGTAAAATATATGATTAAATATTACCCGTGGCAGTTGGGTGGTGTCTATGCAAAGTATGACGATAACATAGACATTTCAAATTCAAATTTTTATGCAGTGGTAGGCCCAACAAATAACTCTACTGGTGATTATAGAGTTTATAAATGTCTTGATAATAATGATGGAGGAGCTTCAATAAGTGCTCCAATTTATGATGCAAGTACTATAAATCAAATATATGATACAGGGGATGGATACATATGGAAATTTATGTATGCTATAACCAGGATTGAATTTGAATCATATAATGCTCTTGGATATATTCCTATAATGGGTACCTTTGACACAGATCCAGTTGCAAATACAGCAGGTTCTCAACTCGGGGATATTGAAGTTACTAATATTGATAGTAATAACGGATATACCGTTGCATTGGGGCAAGTAAAACGAATACAAAATTCAAATGGAAATATAGGTAGACTTACCGTAGAATTTGGTGTGGGAACAACTTTTTCAAAATTGTTTGCATATTACGTAGGGCAAACAATTTACACCACAAACTCAAATGGCGGTTTTTCATACCCCTGGACAATTTTATCTTATACCTGGGACGATCCAAACTCGAGAGGTTTGTTTGTAGTTGAGGGCCAACCCGCCGATAGCGTTCAGGGACTGGGTGGACAAGGAGGCGGTACTTCCTCATTCCAAGTATTCCCAAGAATTAAAATATCAGGTGATGGTTCTGGAGCTCTAGCAATACCTATAATTACTAACGGAATAGTAACAGATGTTACATTATTTGAAGGCGGCCAGAATTATAATAATGCTACAGCAGAGGTAGTCAACCCAGTTTATGATTTCGACCCTGGCAATCCAGCTACAATTGATGTTAAGGCATTATTAAGACCAATACTTACACCTGTTGATGGCCATGGTTCAAATTTATTAAATGAATTTTACTGTAGACATTTCTTACTATATGGATACATTACTGGCGCGAATAATAATGAAATAGGATATAATAATGTTTATTCAAAAGTAGGGGTTGTTAAAGATCCAGAATGGGCAAACACTGTTTTATATAATAATCTAACAGGTGGCCCAGAAATTTTTGATAATAGAATTGCAATTACGTCTGATGATACTAGAGATGTAGTACGTGATGAAATACTATACCAATATAATACAAGTAATGAGATTGTATTTCAAGGACAGGTACATAGTACAGACCAAACTTCAAATACATTTTACTTGATAAATTATTCTGGACCGCAATTAAATGTTGCTAATAATGATATCTCATTAGATACATCTTTGAATTTTAGAAAAAGCACCGGGCAAAATATTAGAATAAATACTCCTGTGGTTGATAATATTATAGAGTCTCCATATGTCCAGAGAACTGGAAAAGTATATTACATGGAGGATTTTTTCCCATTGGAACGAACTGTAAACTCGAGAGAAGAATTTAAATTCGTAATGGAATTTTAAGGAACAAATAGATGCCAATTAATACAAATTTAAGCACTGCTCCATATTTTGATGATTATGATTTAACTAATCAATATTATAAGATATTATTTAAACCAGGATATGCAGTCCAGGCCAGAGAGCTCACACAGCTTCAAACTACTTTACAAAATCAAATAGAGCAATTTGGTGATAATGTCTACAAAGAAGGCAGTATTATCAAAGGTTGTAACTTTACACAAATCGGTGGACTCAGTTATGTAAAAGTTCAGGACACAGATACAAGTAATGTTCAGTTTGATCCTACCAAATATGCTTCTCGCAGAGACAGTGAAATAATTGGTGGTGTGACTACGGCAATTGATTATGTGTATGAAGTAACAGGAGCAACCTCAGGCTTAAAAGCAATAATTTTTGCAGGTGCATTAGGTCTCAGCTCAAGGCCTCCTAATCTCAATACTCTCTTTATTTCATATACAGGTGAGGGTGAAGATCCAGGAGATTCTTCAAGGGTTACAGCATTCCTAGAAGAAAACTTAATAATCGTAGAAAAGAAATTTAAATTAGATCCATTGGGTTTTGGAGAAACAAATCCAATTCAAACAACAACCGTTGCTACAGTTGCTGCCACAAACCAAACTCCTCGTGTAGGACCTGCCTTTGGTATTCGGGCAGAAGCAGGTGTTGTGTTCCAAAAGGGTCACTTCCTATTTGCTGATGCACAAACACTCATTGTAAGTAAATATACAAACCAACCAGATCAGCTTTCTGTCGGATACCAAGTACAAGAAACACTTGTGAATGCATTCGAAGATGAAACTTTGTACGATAATGCAAACGGATCAAATAATTTCAATGCGCCAGGAGCCGATAGACTTAGATTAATTCCAACGCTGACAGTAAAAACTACTGCCGCGGCTGATGCAGACGCTGACTTCTTCTCATTAATCCGTTATAAAAATGGTAATGCTGTAAGTATTAGAGATGTTACACAATTTAATACTATTACAGATGAAATGGCTAGGAGAACTTATGAAGAATCTGGTAATTATGTCGTAAGTAATTTCTCCGTTAATTCTGCAAGACAAGGAAATTCTCTTGTAGCAAACATCGGGCCAGGCGTTGCATATGTAAAAGGATATAGAGTAGAAAATCTTGCAGAAAATGCATTTGATATTATTCCGGTTTCGTCTTCAGAAACTGTAGAGAATCAATTTACCTCATTGAATTATGGAAATTATGTATCTGTATCTTCCTATCAAGGGCATATACCACTAGACTTTACAGCAGTAGACTTAAAGGATAACGGCAGTGTAAAAATTGGTGAAGCATTCGTATATAATATGACACCAGATAAAGTTCATCTCATGGGAGTCAGAATGACTCCTGGGAATAATTTTAGAAATGTGGAAATATTGGATGTCGCAACCGGATATATCGAAGTTGCAAATACTGCAGCATCCGAACCTGTAGACTCTATTGCTACAATGGAAGAATCAGACAAGCAGGCTCTGATTTTTGATACAGGAATGTTCAGTTTAAAGGGTACCACAACAAATATACTTCCCGTAAGACGATCTGTTGACACGACTGTATCTGTATCTGACACAATTCTTATAAATGTAAGCAACCTATCCGATGAAAACTTTAACGTCGACCATAGTGAAACTTTGGTAATTGATAATACTGGACAAAAGTTAACAGTTACCTCAACACAGGTAAATCTTGCAGGTGGCCAATTACAGATCAACATTGATCCAGCTGATGGTGCTGCTGGCAATGCTTGCCACGTTTATTACAATATTAATACTATTGGAGCTAATGCTCAACCACATGAAAAAATAATTGCTGAACCATACATTTATATTACTCATGTTTTTGATACTCAAGACAACAGGTGGAGTTTAGGATTCCCTGATGTTTATGAAATTACAGAAGTAATGGATAATACAGTTTCACCCCCAGTAGATTATAAGGATAGTTTTAGATTATTTAAAAATCATAAAGACCATTACTTAGATATATCT